GTGGTCGCGAAGAGCTTCGCTGGAGCCACTGCTGTCGACGGCTTGGATGACGTTATCCTTAACGAGTCCAGCGTAGTAGCTAGGCTTGAGGATAGCGGCACGGCCAGTGCGAGGAACCTTCTGGTTCGTCAGAGCCTCGGCAAGATCAGCCATGGCGTCTGCGTTCATGTCAGTCGAAGCGATAGCTGCGGTGGCGTTGAAGCCATTAGCAGCAGTGATCACGCCGAGAGCGGCGGAGGTCACGTGCTCGATCAGGGTGCTCATTGCAGGAGCAACGAACAGGTCAACCAGCTCGACGTCGGAGTAAGTCCGCTCAAGATCGTCAAAGGCGATCGCGATTCCGTCGAAGTTGTCGAGGGTGATGGTCCGAGCAGTCGTGGTGACGTCGCCGGGAGACTTGCTAGCAGCGAAGTCTTGCACGGAGGGCCAGTTCGATGCGAACCGAGTGGTGACGGTCTCACCAGAAGCGCGAACCTCAGGAGAAAAGTCAGTTACGAATTGACGCAAAGGAAGCGTCTCAGTCAGGAGGGTGTCCAAGCTCAGCTGCGAAAGACGAGCGAGGTTTACACCATTCAGGGTATTAGCCATTGTTTTGTTTGTGTGTGTTGTTTTTGTTGTTTAGATCCGTTGGATTTACTCGCCCGCAGGATTAGAATTTACGGATGTTCTCAAGGTAGTAGGCCCGAGCTTCCTCGTGCTTGTCACCCTTCATGAGTTCATCAACTTTAGCATAGTGATCAGCAACGGACAGCTCAGGCTTGGCCTCAGGCTCTTCGTCACCTTCAGCAACGGCACCAGCCTCGACGGGCTCGCTGCCAGCGGAAGCGGCGATCTCAGCGGCTGCCTCAGCAACTTCTTCGTCGACTTTCCGGTCGCTGTTCTCAAGCTCTTCCACCTTGGCGGAGAGGTCGTTGATCTTGGCCTCAAGGTCATCATTGACCTCAGTAGCCTCGACAGCGCCTTCGTTCAGGGTAGCAAGCTCAGTTTCAAGTGAAACAAGCTGCTCGGCGGATGCCTTCAGCTCGTCGTTCTTTGCCTCAAGAGCTGCGACGGCTTCGTCACGCTCAAGGGAGGCGCTCTCAAGGAGTTCAGTGGCAGCTGCCAACTCTCCGTCCTTGCTTTCGATGGTGGCAGCGTGATCTGCCAGTTGCTCTTCCAATGTCATATTGTTATTGTGTTTAGGTTGTCCCTATTCTTTTCCGTAGATGTCAACCCCGCAGAGAGATCAGCTGACGGAGTCTGGAGGAGGCCTCGAAGAAGCTCCCGACTGTGTCGGATGCTACGTTGAGTTCTGCTCCGACTTTGCCCGTGAAGGTCTGGCCCTGCATAGTTTCGTCTGAGATGTTTCTTCCTCTGCTGAGGACTGCGCTTCTAAAGTCTGCGAACATGGAGTCAATACCCTCTTGGATATTAGCTGCCTGATCTTCTGTGAGGCTGGTGCCGGGGTATCCCGCAGCCTTAAACTTGCCAGAGGTAAAGACGCGAACCTTGAGGCCTTGAGCCTTGGCCTTCTCGCTCATGTCCACGTGAGGGAGCATGACGCCGATCGATCCGATGGTCGAGGAGGGCGTTGCGTAGATGGCGTCTGCCTGTGATCCGATGTAGTAGGCAGCTGAGGCCATCATGGAATCGGTGAAAGCGTAGACAGGCTTAATTCTAGCGACAGTAGCAACCACGTCTGCGGTCTCAGGAGTTCCGCGAACGGTGCCTCCGGGGCTGTCGATGTTGAGGATGATGCCCTTGACGTCCGAGTCGCTAGCGGCTTCCACTAGAGCGTTCTGGATGTTGCCCATGTCGGCGACGCCGAACATAGCTTGCACAAGGGGGTGAACTTTGGTGGCAAGAGGACCGTTTATATCGATCGTAGCCACTCCGTCGTTCACGCTTAGAATCGAGGGAGCTTTCATCTCCTCCTCGGGGTCGTATCCCATTCCGAAGGCCTTAGGGTCTCCGGACAGGTCTGCGCCGTCAATGCACTTCAAAAGTTCTCCGTGATAAACTTCGCCCATATACCAAGGCTCGTTCCGGAGTTGTGCTGAAAAGTTGTGAATCATGTTATTGGGTTGCCCGGGGTGCGCTACATTAAAGAGCGACACCCCGGGCGGGTGCGGGAGAAATTACTTGCCGTTAGGGTCGATGTTTACGCTCCACTTGCCCCTTTTACCGCTGATTGGGTTGGGCTTTACTTTGATGTTCTTATCTCCGTCAAGCTCTACGCATCCGAGGTCTTCGTGACAGATTTCTCCGCTCACGTTATAACCTGCGTCCTTGAGGCTTCCACAGGAAGCGAGTGCGAGACAGGAGAGTGCTGCAAAAATGTATTTCATATCACTAGTGGCGGCTTGTCAATTTCGTCAGGTCCACAGAGGCGCATGCCATGGCGATGCCCTCAGCATAGTCCTCATACTCGGCCATGCTGTCAAAAGAGTTCCGCAAGTGAGCATCTGCCTTGAAATTCTGCCAGTCGATCTCTGAGAGGTGGGTTCCCTTAGGGCCGTGACCTTCTCTGGAGACTTCGATATGAACTGCGCCTGCCTCGGTAAGCATATCGAACTCATTCACGAACCTGCAGTCGTCGACCACGGTCATCAGGCCCGCAGCATTATCCTTCTGAATGCCGAATTTGAGCTGGTTCATCCATACGTCCTGATAGAGACCCTCCCGCCCGAACTCCGTTCCGAGGAGCTGCATAAACTCCCGAAGGCTCTTCCCGCCAGAGAGCTCCTGAGGAGCTTCCTTTTCTGCAGGAAGCTCTCCGTAGAAAGCCTCTGCCATTGCGTAGATCGGTCCGGCGAAGTTCCTATAGCGAAATCGCTCAGGGAACTTTGCGCAGATGTGCTTTGCGATGGTCGATTTTCCCACTTGCTGTGGGCCGAAGAATGAAAGCGCCTTAGGCTTGCTTGCTGTTGTTTGCATTGTCTCCCGCAGTGTTACCAGACTCTTCTGGAGTTGTCAATAGTGAAAGCACCTTTCCGCTATCAACTCCGTATTTGCTCGCGATCTCCTCGATCATCTTCAATTCCATGGCTCTCTGCTCTACTTCCTCAGAGAAATCCTTGCCCTGCTCCTCGAAGTGGTCTCCGAGATTCTTGAGGCCAGCCATCACGTCCTCACGGTCCTCCCGGCGCTCACGTCCTGCGTCAACAGTAACCCGGCGAGGAGTTCCGCACTTGATCCTGTGCCAGTCCTTGGGAGCTGTGAGGTCACCCTTGGCAATAGCGGATCCGATCACAAAGAACCAGAGGGGCTCGATGAGGCGGTAGGCGATCAGCTTGGATCTCCACTGGAAGCGGCGATCGGCCTTGGCTACCACGAGGCGAACTCCGGCTCCGGTAGGCTTGGAAGGATCGACGACGAACTCATAAGGAAGGACTCCGAGAGTCGTGTCCCGGTCGAGGTAGTCGAGGAATCCGGTGAAAGTGCTGTTAGGGCGGTTGCTCTCGAAGGAGCTGAGGCTCTCACCGGCTTGGGTCGAGACGACCTTGCCGCCTGTGATCCTCTGAAGGCTTGCCGGGTCCGTGTTGTCTCCATCTGATGCCACAGGCATGAACTCACCATCGTCAGATGCTGCATTCTCGGTATTCAGGACATGGACCACGTCCCCGGACATCTTTACTGCGTGCTTCTCGAGCGCTAGGAGCTCCATGGCGTCCCGCAGATGATTACTAGAGTGAGCGAGCGTCGGAGCTGAGCGAGCCGCTGAGGGGCGTTCTGGGTCGAATACGTGGAGAACAGACTCGGCCTTGAGATGCTTGATCTTGCCATCGTCAGCCTTGAAGCAGTAAGAGGTAGGGCGTCCCCACCTGTCAAATTTGATTCCGTCGATATATCCGTCTGCCTTGGTGTCCCAGCTTCCGATCCTGTGGGATTCGATCAGCTGAATGCGGGGCTCACCAGATGGGCCCTGAACCTTGTAGACAAAGCACTCTCCGTCCTCGTCCATGAGGCGGGAAACCATCCGCTGGACCTCAACGAAGGAATATCGCCCGTCCATAGTAGGATAGCGGCTCCAGTCGGACCAGATGCTAAGGGCTTTCTTCTTCCAATTGTCGGATCCGCCCTGCGGCTTAGGCTTAATGCCTGCCTCGCCTACGGAGTAAAGTTGATTTGCTGCGATGATCTCCTTGGCCACGCCGGAGTTCTTGCTCACGTAGCGGGATGCCTTGACCAGCTCGGTGCGGGTCGAGGAGTTCAGCTCCTGATGATTGTCCGTGGGAGTCGCTCCCGGGACCATCCTGCGCTTTGTCGAGTGGCTCGCGCCCTCGTAACTAGACCAAGCACCAGCTTGACCTCCGAATAATTTTTTCAGTTTATCGAACATTTTTCCCGCTTTTCTTTAGAGATCGAAGTTGCCCATCTCAGAACCTTTCACCCGGTTGGACTTCTCTCCATATGTTGCCGGGTCAAGTTTCACGAGGGCGTCCTGACATGCCTTGATGATTTTTTCTGCCTCCTCGATCCTGCGATAAGTAACCGTAGAACCCGAGTCCGAGAACTGCGAGGTGAGTTTAAGCAATAGTTGCTTTTGTTTACCGAGCAGCGTCTCGATCTCGGCCTGAGTCCAGCCTATAGTTAAATCAAGTGCCATATCTTTGTTAGGTTGTCAAAAATTATGAATTCCAGCTCGCCCAGATAATCCCCACGTTGGCCATGGCGTAGGATCCCCACATAATGGCCAGCCCGGGGTTGCCTTTCATGGTCCACGCCACTGCGGTGATCCCGTAGAGCACCATTGCGAGCATCGGGCCCACTTTCGTTAATACATCAAGCATCTTTCAGATATTGTTCAAGTTGGGTTGTCAACGGCCATTCGACCATACTGAGGCCGGGGAATCCCATCTCCTTAAACTTATCAGGCCCGAGAACCCGAGCATTCCATCGAGCGAGGAGATGTCCGGGGCTCCAGTCTGGTAGACTTTCGGTGAACTCACACTTGCCCGGGCACGTGATGGTGTGCAATCCGGGGGTGTAGGTGAAATCC